AATGGTAAATTTTGTAGTATAAAAAATTTTACTAAAGCGGGCTTGTTTTCTTTTGATGATTTCTGTATTTTTTATTCTAAGCAATTGAAAAATTCTACAGTTTCTCATGAAAGAATTATGGAAGCATTAGAATTTGGGAAAGAGCACAACTTAATAAATTACACTATCAAACTAAGGTAGCTTCTCGTAGGAATACGAGAATGAGAATTCCTTTAATTGCTGGAATCTCTTTTTTATTCCATTTATGGATTTTGATAAATTAATTTTTATTATATTTGTATTATAATAAAAAAATTTAAAAATTATCTTAAAAAATGGAAGAAAAGACAATCAGCAGCCAAGTATTTACTAAAAATGGTAAATTTGAAATTACCAAAAAAGAAAGTAGTCGAAATGAAAAAGGTTCATATATTTATACATTTTATATTAAATGTGTTAATTGTGGATCTGAAAAAACTACTTCAGGATCACATCTAGAAAGATGTATATGTAATAATTGCAGAAAAGAAAATACAAATGATAAATATATTGGACAAACAATAGGTTGTTATAAAGTTTTAAATTTTTCTCATTATGGAGAGAATAAAACTCAAACACGTTATTTTAATGTTCAATGTATTCATTGTAACACAATTTCGGTTAAATCCTTAAAAACAATTTTAACTACAACAGAACACTGTTCTAATTGTGAAATTAAAAAAAGAAGAACCCCTACTTTAGATGCTCCAAGAAATTGTGTAAAATCTAGTTATGTTTCTGGAGCAGTAGATAGGGGATATATTTTTAATTTATCAGATGAAAAGTTTGATGAATTAATTTTTGGAAATTGTTTTTATTGTGGTCAAGAACCGGAAGAGTATAAAAGCGACCTTAGATTAAATAAAACTAACTTACCATTTAAGAGAAATGGTATTGATAGATTAAATAATTCTATTGGATACACTGAAGAAAATTGTGTAACTTCTTGTTTTAAATGTAATAAAATGAAATCAGATTTAAATTATCTTGATTTTATTCAACATATTAATAAAATAGTAAATAAAGGTTCAACGACTATCTCGAAAGAGAGTACAATACAAGCAAATGGTATTGGAAATAGGGAACTTCCAAAAAAGGAAGATGATATAGTCTAATCTATATAGTAATATATAGCAGTTCATGAGAGAACGTATTTAAGAGTTGCGTCTTAAATAGAATATAATGTTTAGAGTTTATTGCCTCTAAAAAGTGGGAAGAGATAGAATATATTAGAGATAGTGGCAATGTAAACGGGTATAATAATACAGAGTTATTATAATGTCAGTTAAAACACTATTTAGAAATATAGAGTCTGGAAAGCTTGGTAAAAATGTAGGTATTAGTACAGGACTTCCAAATTTAGACAAAGTCATCTATGGTATACAAAAAAAATATTTATATACTATTGGAGCAGACACTTCTGGAGGTAAGACATCATTTGCACTTGATGTATTTGCTTATAATTTATTAAAAAATGCTGGGGATAGGAAAATTTCTATTTTATACTATTCTTTTGAAATGGCTGCAGATGTATTATTTGCAAAGATTTTATCTAGGTATATTTATGATGAATATGGAAGAATAGTAACTTATGAAGATATTCTATCTTTAACTACTCCAATATCTGATGAGCATCAAGAATTAGTAAATAAAGCATATTCTTGGCTAGCTAATTTTGAGTTAAGTTTAACTATTTATGATAAAGCTTTTTCTCCGAATGGAATTTTTGCTACTATTAAAGAGTGGCTAAAACAATTTGGAGAATTTAAGGCTCTTGGAGAACATAAAGAAGAATTTATTGAAAATGATCCAGAAAGATATAAAGTAATACTTATAGACCATGTTGGTCTAATTTCTGGACCTGGAACTAAAAAAGAGAAGATTGACTTAACTGTTGATTATTTAATTTATTTTAGAAATAAATGTGGGATAACTGGCATTTTTATTCAACAAATGAATAGAAATTCTAAATCTATGGATAGAAAAACAAATGGTTATGAGTTATACCAACTTGATGATTAAGGAAAATACAAGGAGACTAGTTAATTCAACTATGTATTCTTTAATTTAAATTTATAAAGTCATCGTTAAACTTCGTGAATCTGGGAAAGCCTATAAAAGGTAACCCTAATCCAACCTCTATAGTAATATAGAAATTAGGATCAACGACTAGTACATACTTTCCTACCAAGTGGTGTTGAGGAAAATGAAGTGCCACGAGTGCGGAGCAATATCTTATGTATACCAATACTTAAAGGATATTGAAGAGATAGTCTGACCTACGACTATATATAAAATCGTAGATTTACAGGATAAAGAGCCTGTAAGATAACAAAGTGTTTAAAGATACATCAGGAACTACTGATGCTTCTGAGGTTGTAATTGCTTTATATTACCCATATAGAGAAAAAATTGCCAGGTGTGAAGGATATCCAATACAAAATGTGTTAAAAAAGAGATTTAGACTTGTTCAAATTCTTAACAAAATAATACATAAAACTTAAATTTTAGATGAATCTAAATTAAGTATTTTTATAAATTTTCTTTTATTATATTTGTTCTAATATTAACATAAAATATATGGAATGGAAACAGTAAAAGGAGAAATAAAAATTTCGGGAATTTATCAGATAATTAATACAACTAATAATAAAATTTACATTGGAAGTTCTTCTTTTGTTCAAGTGCATTACGTTATCTAGGAATGTCTCCTAAAAATACCAGTTGTATTAAAAATCAAATAGACACTGAAAAACTTTATAAAAATTATTTATGGAGAAGTGTTGAGCAAATTAATAGAAATATTAATAATGAATTGGGTGAATTGCCGGAAAATCTAGAAATAGACAATCAGCAGCCAAGTTAAGGGTTAACATCCTTAGAAGGTTCACAGACTAACTTTTGAAACCCTAAAGGGAATATAATAAAGACACGAGCGCCCAACACCTTAACTTTTAAAGAAGGTGATGATATAGTCGGAGCTGCAAATATAATTAATGAAATTGCAGATATAGAAGATAAAGAACTTCTATGATAACAAACTGAAAAATAGATATGGACAAGCTGATGTTAATAAGGGAGTAGCATTTTATGGAGAGGTTGGTATGTTTATGGAACTTCCAAAGCCAGACTCTATAATAGACTATGAATCGTATTTAACTTTATCCACCAATGTTTCAAAAAATATAGATGATGAAATTAAATCAGATAAAAATTTATTTAATTTCTAACTAAATAATATGGCCGAATTAGGTGCAATTGTTGGTGAAAGTGGTTCTGGTAAATCCACTAGTTTAAGGAACTTAAACCCAAAAGAAACATTTATTATAAATGTTGCAGGAAAAAATTTACCTATAAAAAACTTTAAAAAGAATTATATTCAACTTACTATAAATGAAAATAAAGAGTTTGTTGGAAATTTATATAATACAAGTAGTATTGATAAAATTAATCAGATTATAAAGTATGTAAGTGTTAAAATGCCTCATATAAAACAAATTATAATTGATGATAGTCAATATTTAATGGCTAAAAAAAGATTGAAATGAAATTTAGTGAATCTATGTTAGGATATAAAAATGTTTGTGGAGTCTATAAAATTATTTGTAATAATGCAAATTTTTATATAGGCAGCTCTAAAAACATTCAACAGAGATTTTATAAGCATAGAAGAGAACTTCGTAAAGGAGTTCACAAGAATGAACATTCACAAAATTCATATAATAAATATGGAGAGAAATGTTTTGAATTGGTGATTATAGAACTATGTAACATAGATGAACAATACTTCAAAGAACAACATTATATTAATTTACTAAAACCTGTTTATAATAAAGAGCAGGATGTTATAACTCATATTCCAACTGAAGAAACCAAACGAAAATTATCAGAAGCTAATAAAAAATATTATGCAAATCTTGATAATTTGAAGAAACGATATAAAACTATATATCGCTTTAATAGTTCTTTAGAGATTATTAATACTTATGAGGGAATTAAACCAAATATTGAAGCTTGGGCTTCAGAGTTTGGAATAAAACCTGGTGGTGCTGATAAAGGAATTAATAGAGCTTTAGCAAGTGGTAAATTATATAAAGGTTCTTACTGATCTTATGATCAAAATTTCAAAGGCCCAACAGTTAGTGATAACTGTTAGCAAATCTGGTGAATTCAGGGAAACTCCAATAATGGACAATCCTGAGCCAAGCCTCTTAAACGAGGAAGGTGCAACGACTATTCCGAAAGGAAGTACAATCAAGTGATTGGAAGCGCCAGACATCTTAATAAAGATGATGATATAGTCTAATCTATATGGTAACATATAGTAGCTAAGTAAAATTAGCGGGCAGTGATTAACGAACACTGTTGAATATAAATGTTTGAAGCGATGGATCGTGCCACTGAAAAAGGGTGAATAAACATGCCCAAACTAATCTAACTGCGGGAATAACCTTAGAGTCTTTTTAACCAAATTATGATAGTAATATACATAATGGCTTTCAGTAATGATGAAAGGTATGGTAAAATCAAAAAGAATTGGTCAATCCGCATCCAAGTTTCCAAATTAACTTTTGGAAAAAGGTTCAACGACTATCTCCATGAAGGAGAGTACATTAAAGTTAATAATAACTTTTTTGGAAATGGTTAGGATTTTTATAAAAATTATTCGCTATCTTTGTAAATTATAATTTAACAAAATAGCACATGGAAAAAATTAAAGGAAAAAGTAAAATGCCGGAATATAAACAATGGAAATCTATGAAATCTAGATGTTATTCTCCATCGGCAACAAAAGGAAAGTATAAAGAAAATAATATTCAGGTTTGTCCTGAATGGATGAATTCTTTTGAAACATTTTATTCAGATTTAGGTAATTGTCCAGAAGGATTTACTTTAGAAAGAATTGATAATCTTAAAGATTATTCTAAAGAGAATTGTATTTGGGCAGACAGAACTACACAAAGTAAAAACAGAGAAGATTTTAATGATATTGTTACTTATAATGGTAAAACAATGGTATTAAAAGATTGGGCTAAAGAATTTGGTATAAAATATACAACTCTTTATCAAAGAATTTACAGAAGTGGTTTATCTTTTGAAGAAGCAATTCAAAAAGATCCATTTAAAAAACTTATTACTATTGGAGAAGAGTCTAAGACTTTGAAACAATGGTGCGAATTTTATAATATGGAATTTGAATTAGTTAATAATAGAGTATCTAAACATAAATGGGAACCTATTGAGGCTTTAACTATTCCAAAAGGGATAAAAAGAAATAAAAATTAAGATATAGTCTGAACTTTATGGAAACATAAAGAGTTGTGCAGTCATGCGCAGAATAACACAATTGATGAGAAATTTACCCAAATGGCACAGCATTTTTATTCAGTATTAAAAGAATCGATGAATGCAAGACAGGATTTGAAGGTATTCATTCTTGCACATTCAGAAAATGTTGGAGATACTCTTAACCCTTCTTATAAAATTAAAACTCTTGGAAAAATGATAGATAATATGATAACAGTTGAAGGATTGTTTACATATGTACTTTTTACTACAAAGAGAACAAATGATGATGGGGTTATTGAATATAAATTTATTACTAACTCTGATGGTTCTAATACTGCAAAAACTCCATTTGGCTGTTTTGATGATCTTTATATAGATAATGATTTACAATTAGTAATTGATAAAATTAACGAATATAATGGATAAAATAATTAAGAAAGTTATTGTTACATTCGATTTTGACCCAGAAAATGAATCTGTATCTAATGTTCAATGTTCAGTAGATGGTATTGAAAAAGCTAAAAGAACTACTAGAAAAAAATCTGAGGTTGTTGAAGAACTTGCTAGCACTCCCATAATTACATTAGAACCTAATAAACTTCTATTTAATAATAAGGCTGTAGCTGTAATGAATATTGAATATGAGGATAGGATTGTAATTAAATGGGAACCTATAAGTAAAAATAGCAAAACTTTTATTCCTATAATTGGAAAAGATGTTTCTTTTAGCGAAGAAGGAAGTGGTAATAAAGTTACTAAAGCTTTTTCTATAGGATATAAAGGTAAGCAAAATTTAGTTTTATCTGAATTAGGCACAGAGTTTACAATAGAAGAATACAAAGAAGATATATGGAAACTTGTTCCAACTAGTGGAACCACATCTACTAAAACTATTGCTGAGGCAATTGAAAAAGCAGATAAAGTTGAACCTATTTTATTAATAGATAATGAAGAAATAGCAGAGATAGACGAGTTAACATTTACCTTAAATAATTAATATTTATGGATTTTTCATTTAGCGCAACAGCTAACGCATCACAAAGTACTACAAAACCTAAATTAGATGGAAATAATATTTATACTGTAAAGTTCGATGGCTGTGAATTAAAAGACATAGCAGGAGTAAAAGATCCTACTGCACTTTACAAGCAACTAATTTTAAAATTTTCTAATGAAGATGGAGTTTATGAACATACTGTTTGGGAACCTCGTCCTGAAGATTTTAATAGAAGAGAGTCAGAAATAAAAAATAAAGATGGAAAAATTGAGAAAATACCACAGCCTTCAAATGTAGAAAGCATGATGTTATTATTTAAACATGCTATAGACTCAATTGCTCCTACTGTTGGAAAGCAGATAGATTCAAAAGAAAGAAATTTGGGTGCTAGTAATTGGGATGAACTAAGAAAATTAGTTACAAAAATACTTGATTCTGGAAAAGGAACTACCACAAAAATCAAGTTATTAAAAAATAAGAAAACTGGTGAAGCCACATTTCCTGGATTCTTTGCTGGTTTAACTAGAGAGGGACTACCTTATGTAAAAAATAATTTTATAGGAGATAAAGTAGCATTTTCTACCTATGAATTACAAAACATAAATAATGAATCAAATGCTGCTCCCGCAAGAGTAGAGACATTTACTCCTTCTGTTGAGGATGGTCCAAATCTAGATTTAAACTTTGACGTATCTGGACTATAAAAATTATATAATGGGTGTTTAGTTTAGAGCAGGCTCCCAAAATAACAAAAGAATTTTTACTTTCTAAAAATACTCAAGAAACTTATTTTGAGCATTATTTAGGAATACCTGTTAAAAAAGGATTGTTTTGCAGTCCCCCTATCATAAGAGTTGATAAAAAACCTACTTGTGCTTTCTATAAAAACAAAGCTGGGCTTTTAAAATATAAAGATTTTGCAGGCCCAACTTTTGATTTTATAGGAGCTGTAATGTATATTTATAATGTAAGTTATTATAAAGCTTTAAGAATTATTGCTAATGATTTTGGATATGTAAATTTTGAAAAAATTGAAAAAAATCCTCCATTAATTCCCTATACTGGTAGTGTTTTAGAAGAAACTTCTAGTGCTATAATATCAGTTGAAACAAAAGAATTTTCTAGTAAGGAATTAACTTGGTGGCAATCTTTTGGTATAAGTTTATCTACCCTAAAAAAATTTAAAGTATATTCTATAAAATCTGTATTTCTCAATGGAGTTTATTTTGGCAGTTCTTCTAATAGTAGTCCTATATATGGCTATTATGGAGGAGAGAATAGTCATAGTGAAGAATTATGGAGATTATATATGCCCACTAAAATTAAATATAGATTTCTAAGTAATTGGAGCTCTACTTTAATACAAGGAGCTAAGCAATTACCCAAGAGTGGGGATTATATTGTAGTAACTAAATCATTAAAAGATGTAATGTCTTTATATGAATTTGGTATAACTTCAATTGCTCCCAATTCTGAAAATATTTTTTTAACTGAATCTCAGTATTTAAAGTTGAAGGAGCAATTTTTAGATATCTATTTACTCTATGATAGGGATTTAGCTGGTATAAAAGCTGCTAAAAAAATAAAAGCACAATTTCCAGATATTAAAATTTTACTTATGCCAAAAGTAAAAGATTTTACAGATTATGTAAAAAAATATGGCATTTTAAAAACATTAAATTTAGTAAACGAATGGCTAGAAAAGAGAAAGCAAATTCTTTAGAAGAGTTAGAAAGTACTAACTGACTTGAGGAAAAACCTCAACCAAAAAAGAAAAAATCTGGTGCATATTCTAAGACAAAAGGTTCAGCATATGAAAGGCAAATAGTTAATGAATTAAAAGAATTAACAGGTAATGAAAATTTATGTACTGCTAGAAGTGAATCTAAGAAATTAGATGATATGAAAATTGATATAGCAGATCCAGATAATGTACTTCCTTGTTATTTTCAAACAAAGAAAACTCAAACTACTCCAAGTGTTAAAAAGATTAATGCAGAAGTAGGAAAAAGTGATAAACCTTTATGCATTGTTTGGAATGTGCAGGAAAAGAAAGAAGGCAATGTAAATATTACTTCATTAGGAGAATATGCAATCATAC